ATTTCCCAGACTTTTATGTCAGAGCAAGGACTAAAACTGGGAGGACAGAGAAGTTTGTCATTGAGGTCAAGCCTCATAAGCAGACGTCACCTCCCAAAAAACAACGCAGAGTTACAAAGAGGTATCTGACAGAAGTTAAGACCTATTGTGTAAATGAGGCAAAATGGAAGGCAGCGATTGAGTATTGTAAAGACCGTCGTATGCAATTTAAGATACTTACAGAGCACGAGTTAAAAGTATGAGTATTTTCTCTGACATAAAAGATGCCACAGGAGGTGCTGCCAAAGGAAAAGATTGGTATCGTGCACGGTTGGTAGACAGTCTTCAACCTTTTAGTGGAATACTTGCAGTAGGTGACATTATATTCTATCAATATGCAGCACAGACTGAGCTTCTACCTTTCTTTGATACGTATCCTATGACACTTGTAAGTGATGTAGATTTCAATAAAAGACAGTTTTCTGGTGGGAATTTGCATTATTTGCGTCCATCAGTCAGGCAGGGAGTGGCATCTTCATGGTCATCAGGCACACAAGCATATCCTAAGCGATGTCACCATAAATACTTCATGTCAAGTGCTACAAATATGTACATAGTCCCTAAAGAAGAGCTAAAAAACTTTACACCACTACCAGTTGAGCAGTTTGTCAGGGATGTTATGGGAAGATATGTTGAAATTCCCAGTAGTTTTATATGGAGTAGACTCTAATGTCAGCTAACTCATTTAGACAATTTAAAGATTTTGTAACTTCTGGTTATAAAACACCCTCGAAGTCAAACCTCTTTGAGTTGATTATACCTGTGCCACTTTGTGTATCACTAGAAGATAATAGTTTTATAACCAATAGAGGTGCTCAAGAGCATTATGACTCTATTAATTACCTTGCAAGTAATGTAACTGTACCTGGTAGAAGAGTTACAACCAGTGAGGTGAGAGATATTGGTGTATCTCGTAAATTTGCTACTAACACAGCATTTGGTGATTTACAAGTAGAGTTTATAGTAACAAAAGACCAATATCATCGTGATTTCTTTGAAAACTGGATGTTGAATACCGCAGCTGACCAAGAGAATAGAGCAGGATTCTATGAAGAGTATACAACTACAATACAAGTATTAAAGTGGGAGAATGCATCGAATGTCATGATGAAACCACCTGGGGCAGTTGGTGACGACGTTGGTAAGACAAGATTAAATCGCTCATCTGCAGTATGGCAGATGTATGGTGCATTCCCATATGATATGTCTGAGCAATCATTCAACAACGGACCTACTGATTTAGTTAAATTAAATGTAAATTTTTACTTTGAGAGATATAGATTTGACAGAATAGGTAACAATACAGTAAAATTTGGAAGTAACATAAATGATATTACAGTGGCTAGTACAACTAACATTGCAAACCAATTAGGATTTGTGTTAGACCAGAAGGATGTCGCTAAAGTAGGTGTTTAAAGTATGAGTATGGAAATGATTGGGTGTCCTATCTTCAAAAGGAAGATAAAAGACCATTTGATTTATAAAGATGATACACTTTCCGCAATTCAAAACCAAAGAGCAAGAATTCAAGCAAACGATTTAGATATCTATTCAGACTATGATATAGACCCATATGTTCCTCGTCCATATCTAGACCTTTGTGAGCATAGGATATATGAAGTTTTAACAGATTTTGTTGACCAGTGGTGTGGTAAGTTTTTTCATGGGTATGAAGTCACGAATTTCTTTTATCAGCAATATAAACAAGCACAATATCACGGTTGGCATGTGCATAACTGTCAATATAGTGGTGTTTACTATTTGGACATGCCAAAAGGCACTCCAAAAACAGAGTATAGAGACCCATTTACTGATGTAGTAAAAGAATTAGATGTAGAAGAAGGTGATGTTGTAGCATTTCCTAGTTTTCTTATACATAGAGCACCAGCTAATCCTGTCGACATACCTAAGACGATTATCTCTTTTAACTTTAACTTCTACAATAAAGACCAACCTGTCTCGTATACTCGTCTAAATACTTAACATATAATTAGTTATCATGCCTTTACCTAAACTATCGATACCTGAGTATGAATTGGAAATGCCTATCACAGGCAAAAAAGTTGCATACCGACCTTTTCTAGTAAAAGAAGAGAAACTACTTTACCTTGCAATGGAGTCGCAAGACAACAAGCAAATGGTAAAAGCAGTTAAGACCATCATCAAAAATTGCACTGACTTAAAAACAGGAGTTGACAAACTCGCTACTTTCGAGATTGAATACATCTTCCTTCGTATTAGAGCAAAAGCAGTTGCTGAGATTAGTGAATTTAAAATTACTGCACCTGATGATGAGAAAACTCAAGTTGAAGTCCAAGTACCTTTAGAGCAAGTTGAAGTCCAAGTACCTGAAGGTCACACTAAGAAGATTTTATTAGATGGTAATGTTGGTGTCATCATGAAGTATCCTTCATTAGATGCGTTTATCCAACAAAACATGAGTGACAATCCTACTGTTGAGGACATTTTTGAATTAGCAGCAGGGTGTATTGACCAAGTATATGATGCAGAAGAGGTTTATGACTCCTTCTCCCACAAAGAAGCACTAGACTTTTTAGAGAATCTAAATTCTGACCAATTTGCGAAGATACAAGCATTCTTTGAAACTATGCCTAAACTATCTCACACTATTGAGGTATACAATCCTAAGACTAAAGTTAAGAGTGACGTAGTTTTAGAAGGGTTAGCGTCTTTTTTCGAGTAGCATTGATGCATGATAGTCTTGAGAATTACTACAAGACTAATTTCGCATTAATGCAGCATCATAAGTATAGTCTCACTGAGCTAGAAAATATGATTCCTTGGGAGCGTGATGTGTATATCGGTCTTCTTATGGCATTCATCCAAGAAGAAGAGCGTAGGCAGAAAGCAGAAGAAAACAAAAACCGTATGTCCCTATAATGGCAGCTAAACTAAAAAAGTTTGTCACTATTAATGCATTCACTTCTAAGACAAATGTGGGTGTAGGTTTTAATGTTCTTAGAAAAGCAATCAATCGCACAGGGACTACACTTGATGGTGTTAATGCGTCAGTAAAGACACAGGCAGTCTTACAGAAGTTTCAAGCGGATTATCTGGCAGATAATTATGTAAAACAGATAACCATTGTTAGGAAAGGCACTAAACAAAAGAATACGTTTTTTACAAACTTCAATAAACGTCTCAAAAGGATGTTTGCTGTCAAGAAAAGGCAGAAGGCAGAAGATGCAGGGGAAGATGGAATAAAGGAAGGACGCACACAGACAGAGAAGTTAATACGAAAGATTGGTAAACCAATAGAAAACTTTATGGGATTCTTTGGAAAGACCATAGGTAATGTAATAAAATACTTTGTCATATTTGGAGCATTAAATTGGATAACTAAGCATCCAGAGAAAGTAGCAAAACTGGGTAGACTCATATTTGCTATAGGAAAGTTTGGTTTTGCATTGACTAAACTAGGTGTGGGGGCGATGCTGACTGGTCTCACAAACTTAGTCGGTGATTATAGTGATAAGAATGCAGTAGAGCAGGGATTACGTAAGTTTCTTGGTGTATTTCAGTTACTTGGTGGTATTGCTGCATTAAAGACTGCTCAATATCTGGTTATGCCATGGAAGTTGATAAGTGATATTAGAGGTATTAATAGTATTTTTAACAAAACTGCAGAGACTTCAGAAGAGATAAGAGCATCTAGTAAAGCTAGACTGAAAGGATATAAAGATTCAAAAACAGGAGTCATATACTCCGAGAAAGAGTATAAAGCTATGAAGAAGTCAGCTCAGAGAGCTGATTCAAAACGAGCTGCCAGAGCAGGCAAAGGAATGAAGTCTGACCTATATGGGAAAGAGTTTGATAAAAGATTTCAAGGTGTATATGGAAATAAAAGAAAAACTAGACTAGACAGATTAGGGCAGAGGGGCAGAATTCTCAGAGGAAAGGGAATGAAGGGCATTAGCAAGTTTGCTAAAGCAAATCCTGCAAAAGTAACTGGTGCTTTCAGTGTGCTTGGTGGTGGATTGAGAATAGCAAGTGGACTAGCATCAGGAGAAGAAGCAGGGCAAGCAATCGGTGCGGGTGTAGGACAGGCAGCTGGTGGTATAGCGGGTGCTGCAGCATTGACAGCAGTTGCACCTTTCTTAGGACCTCTTGCACCTATGATTGGTAGTGCAGTAGGTGGTTTCTTAGGTGAATGGGTAGGAAAAACGTTTGGAAAGATAGCACAACCTATATTTGACCCTATAGGCAGAGCATTTAAGATGTATTTTAAGTTGGCAATGGATATAACCAAACCATTCAGAGATAATCTAGGACCTTTGTTAGGGGCAGTATTCCAAGTGATAGGTGGAATTGGTGAGATGATATTTAAGTCACTGAAACCATTGTTAGACTTTACTGGTTTTGTATTAAAGATGGCGGGAGGTGTGTTAGCAGAGACAATAAACTTTGTTGTTAATAATGCTAAGAGATTGATGAACCCCAAGAGTATGATAGCAGGATTCTTTGATGCTATAACTCTCAATGCCTTCGATTTTGATGACATGAATGAGCCAAAACCAGAAGGGAAGGCAGCAGGAGGACCTATAACTCTAAATCTACTTAAACCTATGGCAACTGGAGGTTTAGTAACAAATCCAGAAGTATATAAACCAAAATTGATGGCAGAAGGTGGTTTCTATAAATCACTCCCTGATTTACCACAGATACCTCAATTAGATAGAGGTGGTTTTGCGAATATTACTAATACATACACATCTTATAGTAGTGATTCAGATGGTAGTTTTACTGTAGGAAAACAGTATGTGACACCTACGGAAGCAGAAGAATTCCTAAGACAACATGGAATGCCATCTATGATATTAATGGATGGGACTGTAGTTCCTGATTTTGGAAAGATGGGTGGTGAGTCAGTAGCTAAGGGACTTCGATTAACAAGAGATATAATGATTGAGAATAATGCACCAAAAGACAGAATTGCTAAACTAGATGAAATAATGGCAATGCCTGATGTGCAGCCTGCTGCTATCTCACTCATGATTAATCAATTAGTTCCTGGCTCATTGGAAAGTGCCATGAAGAGTGTGAGTGATAGTATAAACAAAAAGAAAATGTCAGTTGGTGGTGCTCTAATACCAATACCAGAGATGTCTAGTGGTGGTGGTTTAATTAAAGAACTTCATAAATTTGTTACCTATCGTCGTTTTAAGGAAAAGTTAGGGTCAGTAGCTAAATTCATAATACCACAAGAGGAAAGAAGAAAAAGATTCATGGAATCTTTGACACAGGTAAAGGATAATGTCGTTGATTTCGTTAAAGGTGGTATCGATACAGTTATGGGTATTGAGCCTACTGAAGGCACACAAGCAAAAATAGTAAAGGGTGAGTCCGAAATGCAAGCAAAAGCACAAAGAGACTCAGATGATGAGATACAGAATGAGGTTATTGTGCTTAAGCAAAATGTCACCCAACCTGTAATAAATAATGTTGTTAGTGGTCAACCAAAATTTGTCTATGTTAACTCTAAATCACCAATGTTGACTGAATTCGTATAATGGCAAAGTCACCCAACCCTAAAGTCCCAAAGGCAGCTCTTTATAAGATGGTATCTTATAAGGGGATAAGTGGTGGTGACGAAAAACATACTGGGTTATCTGCAGCTAGAGAAGTAGGATTGATGAAGAAAGACTTCTCTAAGGGTTTTACTGCTGTGATATCAGGAGTCAACTCTTTAGGTGCTTCTCTTAATAGCATAGCGTTAGGTATGTCAGATATGACAGCCTCTTTGAAAACGTCAGTATCTAAGCAAATAAAGAATGCTAACAAGGTAGTTAAGATACAAGAAAAAGCACTTGATGACGATAAGAAAAGAGAAAAACAAAAGATAGCAGACGAGGCAAAGAGACGCAAATTACAGCAAAGACAGAATCAAGAAGATAACTCAGAGAAACCTGGGTTGATGAAGTTAATAGGTAAAGAGTTTAAAGAGAATACTAAGAAGTCATTTGGTAGTCTATTTTCTGGGTTAGTAAGATTCTCAACATTCTTACTAAAGGCAGCAGTTGGATTTGCTGCATTAACTTGGTTAGCTAAGAATCCAGATGCCATAGCACGTCTTGCTAAAACCTTTGCAGCAGTAGGTAAGTTTATATTGAATGTATCTTCATTCCTAGCAGGGTCTGCTATGGATGGATTAATAAAGTTTTTAGAGAATCCTGTTAGTCTAAAAGGACTGATTGGTGCAGTCCAATTTATAGCCTCGTTGTCACCCCTTCTTGTAAGTATAGCGTTTCTTGGAAATCCTATAGGCACAATTCGTGGAGTTGCTTGGGTAATATCAACTTTAGGTAAGTCTGTAGCTGGTATGATGAAGGGCATCAAAGGCATGGGCAAGATGCGTATATTCTCACGCAACAAATTTGCAAAGTTGGGAATGGGTTTAGGGACTGGTGTGGCAGCAGCATTTGCAACATCTATGGCGGGTGGTGACACATCTGAAGCAATAGGAGCAGGAGTTGGAGCTGGTAGCGGTCAAATGATAGGTGCAGCTATCGGTAATGCTACTAATATTCCTGGGATGGGAATGGCATTAGGAGCAGCAGGAGGATTTTTAGGAGGAAAAGCAGGAGCAAGCGTTGGTAAGATGTTAAAACCAGTGACTGAGCCTCTAGGTAAATTCTTCAAACAGGTTGGTGACACATTCACCGCTATTATGAAACCAATAGGGGATGCTGTAGGTGGTTTATTTGAGGCATTAGGTGAAATGATGAATGGTATATTAGATTTCATTGGGCCACATATGCCACTGATTACTAAGATATTATCGATTGGTGTACAGACACTTTTTGCACCTTTATTCTTAGGTATGAAAGCATTGACAGCAGTGTTGAAATTCTTTGCCCCAGGTGGCGGTAAGGATAAGGAAGGGAAAGTTTCGGATAAGAAGGGGCAAAATAATAAAAAAGGAAGTGCAACAACAAATGTTAAAGGTGATAAAGGTAAACAACCCAAATATTATGCTGATTATATAAAAGAGGGTATTAAAATCACAGAGATAGGACCCAATGATTTTGTCTTTACATATCCAGATGGTAGAGAAACAATATCAACCCATTCAGGTTCTAGTAATGCACCAACTGTACAACAAAGATTTGACGGTCTAGTTGACGCAAAAATTAGGGATAAACAGGAGCAGGAGCAAAGGGCAAAACAGAGAGAGAAAGAAAAATTAGAATTTGGTAAAAGGATGCATAAGTCCTTCCCTGACAAGTATAATGCAGATGGAACAGAAGTAGAGCAAAAAGGGGATAAGAAGAAGAATAATAAGAAGAAGAAAAAGAATTGGCTTGGTTTTAAAGGAGGTGGTTGGATTAATGGTCCTATGAGTGGTTATCCAGTATCATTAACTGGTATGATGACTGATTTTATTGGTCATGGTCTTGAGTGGGTAGGACAGGCATTAAATGGTAACTCATTTGTTATCCCGTTTGATACTCCTGCAACCCGTAAAGATAAAGGGTTGACTAGCAAGAGAATGAGGCAAGCAATGGCGGGTGGATACTCAATGCCACCACAGATGATGCTTGGTGGATTATTCGGGAAGAAAAAACCAGACCAGTTAGTTGGTGGATATACCAAAGAAAACATATCAAACGTTAATGGTAACATAACAAGTAGTAAAGAAAGAATCAAATTTGCTATAGATGTTAAGCACATACATCAGCACAAACAACAGATATTAGACCAGTTACCAAAGGGCACAAAAATAAGAGATGTCCTTTCTGGTGGTAAGAATATTCGTGTTAGTACTTTAAAACTGATGAAGATTCTATACAATAGTGACGCACATAAAGCAACTCAAGAAAGAATTAGAATGGAAAGTGAAAAAGCAGCTAAAGGTGCGAAGTTTCAATCTGATAAGAAAGATTTGCAAGGAGCAATGTATGCTTCCGTTTTTGATAAGATAACAGGAGTAAAAGATAATATAGGTGACTTTATTAATGATGCGAAACTTAAATTCACTGATATGAAGAATCAGAAGAGGAAAGACGCAAATAAGGTAGTTACTGCACCTACTGTGACTGAGCCACCCATTGTGCAAGGTGGTGGAGGTGGAGGTGGACAAATTGTGCCCATAGTCAGAAAGAAAGATAGGGAAGCTGACCCTTATCTCATAAGTAGATTTGGATTAGTATCTGAATTCAATGGCGACGTAGCGGACTTAATGTAATGGCAGATAGAAAATCACGGTTATTTCAAATAGACAAGATGGAGATTGAAACCTCCACAGGTGATAAGTATGATTTCAGAGACATAATGGAGTCTATGGAATACTATGAATCTATTGACTCACCTTTTTTACGTTGTGACTTCACTATCATAGACTCAATCGACTTTAACAAGTTATTGATAGGTGGTGAGAAAATATCTGTGAAGGTAGTTACAAATAGTAGTGGAGAGAAACCTCTAGAATTAAAGTTGCGTGTATTTAAGATAGGTAGTCTGGTCAAACAAGAAAGAGGACAAATTTATATCTTACATTGTGTATCTCCAGAAGCATATGCAAACGAGATGAATAAGGTATTCAAACCATTCGGACCTATTGGAAAGAATGTAGAAAACATACCTAAGCATATCTGCAGTGAATATTTAAAAGCACCAAAGAAAAAAACTAAAGATGGTAATTTTGAAAAGCATTCTAAAATATCATTCATATCTACAAACTGGAGACCAGTAGAAGCGATAGCATATATGTCAGACAAAGTCACACGTGTTGAGGGTAGTGGTGGTGGAAAGGCATCTAATAAACAATCTGGTTTCTTATTCTTCGAGAATAGATATGGATTTAATTTTAAATCACTAGACGCATTATGTTTAGGTGACGGTATACCAAAAGACGAAGATATATTTGAATACACTTATGTGCAGCAGGGTAATGACCCACCCGCTAACGGTGCATATACTATCGAAAGTATATCTTACCCTGACAGAGCCAATCACCTCAGAAACATGAGAATGGGGACATTTAAAACAACGAGTCTTAGTATCTCGTTGCCAACTCCTACAAATTCAAATGCTAGTGATTCTGGCTCATCTGATGAGACTGCCCCCGCAGGGACTATTCATAGTCCTAAGGAATTATCTTATGTGCAAGTGTTTTCAAAGGCAGACACTATACATAAAAGAAAACCTTATGAATTGCCTGCAGACCTAGAAGCATTTAAAGGTGCTACTAGGATTAAGTATAGGGCATTGCCTGGGTTGAAGAATCAAAACTCACAGGGTGACCCCCAAAATGGCACAGATTCTGATACCGACACAATGGCAGTTGCAGAATATGCTGCAGCACGCTATAATCTACTACAGGCAGTGCAACTAACTATCACTGTACCTGGAAATTCTGCATTAACCGCAGGGTCACTTATCAAAATAAGAATACCCGCATCACAAGAGAAAAGCAGAGCAGTTAAAGAAGACCTACGTTATAGTGGGAAGTATTTAATCTCTGGTGTAACTCATACGCTCAAGACAGAAGGTGTAACTACCAAACTGACCTTGACTAGAGATTCGGTTATGAAAGACACTTACTAAAGGTAACTAATATGGAATCAATCGAAAAACACATTCAAAAAGACAAAGACATCATTGATGACCCACTAGCAAATCCTGCAGCACGCAGACATGCTAAGGTGGAATTACATGAGTTAGAAGAGTATGCAGAGCATCACAAAGATGAGATTGCTGCAGGAGACCACCATGACCCTAACGCACTCGAGTTGTTTTGCGACCAACACCCTGATGAGCCTGAGTGCCTAGTATACGACGACTAATGGCACATCGTAAAAGGACAAACAAATTGAAGAATCCTCCTTCAAAGTGGAAGCAGGATTTGCTTGAGAAAGGTCCTAAGAGCTGGACACAAGCACTACTTTATGCTAAACTAAAAAACGAAAATAGTGAATCTACATAATATTACTCTGACTTCAGAAGAGTTAGAGTGTGTGAGGGTATGTTTGACAAATGCACCCATTCCTTATGATATAACTAAAAAGAAAATCCCTGCTGATATTCTACACAGAATAGGATATCCGACAAAGGAAGAGCATGAAGGAGAAATCCTTGTAGATTGCGATTTATCGATTTACGAACATGATGAATAACTGGGAAAACCTAATTCAAGGTCATTACCGAAATCAACGTCAAGCAATGTCTAACCCTGCCAAGTGGCCACAGGTTGATATTAGAATCTGGAGAACTGGTAGTGGAATATTTGAGTCTAAATCATGGTATAAGTATAAGGGTGAAGACAATCCTTACAACTGGTTACGTTATAGAGTAACTGGTATGGCAGAGGATTTTGTCAAAACAGATATCTTTAATCTAATACACAATACAGATTCATGTCCTTTCTACTGGAAATGGGATAAACAAACTGGATGGTGGTCTGGCACTACGTTAGACGACTGTATTGTCAGAGGACATAAGATGATATCAACTGTCAGATTTAATGGATTTGACTATAGGTCACAGGATTTTGGATATAATTTAGAAACGAATGAGCAAGCATGGGGCAAACCAAAAGAAGAAGGTGAGTTTCAATTTGTGGCTATAAATAACTAAAACTTTAATAAAATGAGAACAAGGTCTGACTTTCTAGGAAGAGACGGTTACACATGGTGGGTTGGAGAAGTTGAGTCTAATAAAGACCCTTCTCAACTTGGTCGTGTACGAGTCAGAGTGCTTGGTTGGTAT